GAGAGTCGAATTTCCTTCAGGAAAAACGAATTCCATTCGGACAATCGGAAAATTGAAGGGGCAGTATCTTTTTTTTACCGGGAAGATGTTGTATAATGCATAGAAGAAAAATAGTGTGACACTTGTCACACATTCCGGGGATGTAATGGTTTCGACAGGAATGTGGAACAAGGATAAGCGAGCCGTGGTGCCCAGTCCACGTAAAAAGGGGCCGTTAAATATAAACGCTAAAAATAACAACAATTTCGCACTGGCTGCATAGTTCAGCCCCGCGCGCCGCTTCAGGCTCACCTGCAGGCTTGAAATCCGGTGTCATGAATGCAGGAAACCGCTGGGAGAGCTCCTGGTATTTCAGCGGACTTACAGGATAGCAGTTCCGTAGTGTGTCAGCGTCACGGCGGATACTGCGAATGACAAAGCACTGACTGCGCTCGGAGAAAGTTCTTCGGAAATATTTTTGGACGTGGGTTCGACTCCCACCATCTCCACCAATAAAAGCCTTGAAACTCAATTGTTTAAAGGCTTTTTTTATTTTGAAAAGTAACACAGATGTAACATTTTGAAATTTTTCGCCTACTTTTCCACAGATTTTGAGAGCATTTCGCCCAATGCGGAAGCTAGTTTATCTTCTTCCTCTTTCTTCTCGAAGAGATGCGTATAAATTCCGAGTGTCGTTGAAACATTAGCGTGACCCATGCGCTTTGAAACGGTTGCGGGGTCAGCGCCCATTGAAATGCAGATGGAAGCGTACGTGTGACGGAGAGCATGAAAGGTAATCGGTTCAAGTCCGATGCGCTCCATGTAACGACTCAATCTTTTGGCGCACTGTTCCGGGTGGAAAGCTTCACCATTTTGTTCTTTGATTAGATAATCCGAATCAGTCCACAACGGACCGAGCTTCAATTTCTGTTCTATATGATGTTTCCGGAGCGCCTTTACGTCACGAATCACTGGCGCCGGAAGGATGCACAACCGTTCGCCGGCGGATGTTTTGGTATCTTTAATGAATTCGTTTCCTATCCGGTGCATATACCTAGTTCGCTGAATATAGAACCGTCCGTCATCCGGTATTTCATCTTCCAAAATCCCCATTATCTCACCACGGCGGAGGGAGCCGAAAAGCGCTAGTTCGAAGCAAACCCTTTGGTCTAGGGGTATTTCATTGAGGTGAGAACAGAACACGGTGAAGTCTTCCGGCGAAAGTATCTGAATTTCTTTTTTCTTGTTTGATGGAAGTATAACATCGTGACATGGATTGCTTTTCAGCAGTTCCCAGTTAACCGCAATCAAACAACAAAGGCGAAGGATGGAATAGGTATCTTTCACGGTTTTCGGGGACAGGGTTAAAGATAGGTCATCTATCCACGCCTGAATGGTCCTAGGTGTCAATTTCGGCAAATCTAGCGTCCCCATGGTGGTATTGATTCTCTTAAGCGCAGCGTTATAGCCGTACACGGTATTTTGCGATTTGTTGTTGATAACCTGATTCCACACAGCGCTACACATATCCGACACTGTTTTACATTGCGAGGACACGCCGGAGATGGATTCGACCCAAGCATCTATTTGAGCGTTGAGGTCCCTCTTTGATGTGGCGTGAAAAACTTTTGATTTCTGCTTTCTTTTCCCGGTATAATCCGGCTCTAAATCTACCCATACCCGGTACTTATTCCGCTCTAGTTGTTTGATATGCATAACATCACTTCCTTTGACCAACAATAAAATCGAGCTGCTTATCCATATAGTCAACCTCCGAATCGTTCAAGTCGGATGCTTTTATCTTTATGCATAGGTCATTGACTGCGATACCTTTACACTCCACTACAGCCATAAACTCGGGGCTGTTCGAATCAAAAATATAATCAAGGTAATGTTCCTTATTAAGTCCGTCCGGAATATCCGCTTCCGTGAATCCGGCGAGGTAAGAAGGGTTCACATCTAAAACCTGTGCAAATTTCGCAACCTTATCACGTGGAATATCTCGTTCCCCTTTTTCGATTTTATTGATAGTAGACCTAGAACTATAACCGACAAGCCGCCCCAATTCTGCCTGTGATAATCCTAGCCGCTCTCTTTCTTTTTTTATTCTCTTGCCTATATTATCCATCATAAACTGCCTCGCATTCTATTAGTTCTTATTGATATAGTACCATAAAGTTAAACATAAATTAAATAATAATTAAAATAATGTTGACATGGAGTCGACATAGTGCTAATATAGACGTAGGCTAAAAGTCTACGAAAGGAGGGAATCATGACCGACAAGCAGAAGTTTGATGAGCGTGTTCAAGAGTGCGGCTACAGAATGGAATATGTGGCGGAACGACTCGGGATTACCGTTCAAGCCTTATATAACAAGCGTTGCGGAACTAGAAGCTTCACGGCTCCGGAAATTAAGACGTTATGTGAGCTGCTGTCAATCGATACGATGACAGAAATGCGTGATATTTTTTTGCGCTAAGTGTTGACAAATAGCCAACGAAAGGAGGGCAATATGTACGGATTTGTAACGGTACCAGAATTCAGCCTGCTTATGGGTATCAGCGTTGACACGGTATACAGACTGGTTAAGAAGGGGGCAATCCCATACTACAAGGTCGGGAAGAACATCCGGCTCAAGGTGGACGATTTCAGGAAGGGGGGACAGACAGACTATGAAGAATTCCAAATTCTGGAAGAAGATTAGAAAGTTCATCGAAGAAGAGAACGCCGAGGAGTACAACGGCGACACGCTGGGAATGTACATCGGAGGCACAATCGGAACACTGATGATGGTAGCACTGATTTTGATAGGAGGGATGTAAATGATTGCAAGTAATGGAAGTGGCGGTGTGCTCATTGACGGACGGGTTGCAGAACTCTTTGCTGAATACGAAATTATTGGAATGGCAATCATGAGAGTTGCAATTGAAGATGGAGTCGCTGAAAGCACACTAAGAGCAATGATGAAAAATTGCTGTAGAAGCGTATTGGACCACTGGGAAGATTTTGGGGAGGAACAGTAATGAAAATTCACAAGGAAATCGTATGGAACAAGGGGGTTAACCCTAAGAAAGACGGAAAGTACCTTTTCATTGAGTTCTGGAAAGATGGTTCAGTCCTCTATTCAGCTTTTATTGGCTACACTGTCGCTCACGGATGGAACACGTCTGAGTACACCAACGAGAACTCATTCGGACAGAACCCGAACAACGGAGCTTATGTGTGGGCGGAATTGTCGTTCTAAGCGAAAAGCCCATGCCGAAGCATGGACTAATCAAAACAACCAACTGTATTGTATCACAAGGAGAACAAAAATGAAATACGAATGCGAAAATTGCGGAGCCTTTTACTCCGACGAAGACGTCACCGAGGAGGGCGAAATGAGAGAAGACTACCTCGGAGTCAGATTCTGGGCAACATTCCATTACTGCCCTTGCTGTGGCGAGGAAGTAATCACGGATGAGGACTACGAAGAAACTGAGACCATTGAGGATATTAACAAGTCGCTGTATAGCGAATGGATGAGACAAGCACTTTAGGAAGGAGAAAAATATGGAACTGAAATTCCGAAAACTCACGGCAGACGAAATCGACTGCCGTGTACAGCAGATTAAGCCTAACGGCTTAACGCTGCTGCTGTATAAGGATGCACGATGCGACCAGAACATCCTCGACGAAACGGTCGGTGCGATGAACTGGCAGCGGCACCACAACAGGGACAACGCCAACTGCATCGTGTCCATCTGGGACGATGAAAAGAACCAGTGGGTCGAGAAGGAGGACACGGGAACCGAAAGCCGGACCGAAAAAAAGAAGGGGCTTGCATCCGACAGTTTCAAGCGTGCTTGCTTCAACTGGGGCATCGGACGGGAGCTGTACACGGCGCCGTTCATCTGGATTCAAGCCAAAGACTGCAACATCACCAGAAAAGGCAAGTGTTACGACCGCTTCGAGGTCCGCAACATTGGCTACACCGGCGACAGAATCACAGCGATTGAAATCTACAACACGAAGACACGGGCGGTTTGCTTCCGAATGGGTAACCCGACAAATGAGCCGAGCGAACCGGAAGAACCGAGCATTGCGAACGAACGTATCAAGCCTCATGAGGCAAGAGTGATTAAGCGGATGCTTGAAGAGTCCGAATCGGACATTGACAGCTTCCTAGGCTACTACCACGTAGAGAACGTAGAGGACATGACCGAGGCTGATTATGTGGATGCCAGCCGGAAGCTGAACAAAAAGCTGGAGGGGATGAAGCGATGAAGTCAATCATGCAAGGGCAGAAGCGTTGTCTGATATGCAGAAGTCCATATGTGGAGAAGCACCACGTGTTCGGAGCAGCTAATCGTAAAAATTCCGAAAAGTACGGTTTGACCGTGTGGTTGTGCCATAAACACCACAACGAACCGCCGGAAGGAGTTCACTTCAACCGGCGGTTCATGGAAGAACTGCACGAATGGGGTCAGCGGCAATTCGAAACCTATTATCCTACGGAAAACTTTACCGCCATATTCGGTAAAAACTACGTGAGGTCTGCCGATGAAGATTAAAGATATCAAACTAGAGAATTCACTATGGTCTGCTCAACTGACCATAGTGAGCGATGACCGGCAGGAGCTGGAGCGAATATTCGAGAATGCCGGAAAGGTGGACCCGGAAAAAGAGTACACGGTGAAAATCGAACCGAGACGGAAGAAGCGCACATTGGATGCCAACGCTTACATGTGGCAACTTCTGAACAAACTTGCTGAGAAGGTCCAAAACAGCCCCGTAGAGCTATACAAGTGGTTCGTCCGACAATATGGTCAATACTACGTAATTCCAGTCAGAGCGGATGCGAAAAGCGCCTTTTCGGACGTGTGGGGTAGCCACGGGATAGCGTGGTTCTGTGATGATATCGGACCATGCAAGAAAACATTGGGATATTCCGATATGGACGGAATCATTGCAGATGGCTCCATCCGTTCCGGAAAGACCGTAGCGATGGGGACAAGCTTCATCATGTGGGCGATGGAATCGTTCGAGGGGGAGCAGTTCGCCATATGTGGTAAGACATTAGGAGCGCTAAGAAGAAACGTGCTCTCACCGATGCAGAATGTTTTACCAGATATGGGTTATGAAATATCAGAGAGCCGCATCGAAAACAAGTGGACGGTTAGGCACGGAGACAACGTGAACATCTTCTACTTGTTCGGAGGTAAAGACGAAAGCTCGCAGAACCTTATTCAAGGCGTAACTCTTGCGGGGGTCCTATTCGACGAAGTGGCACTGATGCCGGAATCATTCGTGAATCAGGCAACAGCACGTTGTTCTGTAGAGGGTTCTAAGTGGTGGTTTAACTGCAACCCGTCAACGCCGTTCCACTGGTTCAAGACGAACTGGATAGACCGGAAGGAAGAAAAGAATCTTTTGTACCTGCATTTTGAATTGGATGACAACCGGAGCCTATCGGAGCATATCAAAGATAGATACCGGAGCATGTATCAAGGCGTGTTCTATCGGCGCTATATCCTCGGTGAGTGGGTAGCGGCAGAGGGCATTATCTATGATATGTTCAACGAAGACAGGCACGTTACGAAAGAGAAATATAAGCCCGTGGGCGATATTTACGTGTCGTGCGATTATGGAATACAGAATGCAACTGTTTTCCTTATGTGGGCGAAAATAAAAGGCATATGGACATGCATTCGGGAGTATTGCTATTCCGGGCGGGAAAACCTAAAGCAGAAAACGGATGCAGAATTTGTTCAAGATATGAAGATGTGGCTAGACGGCACGATACCGAAAAGGATTATCGTTGACCCGTCAGCCACATCTTTTATTGCCGAACTCAGAAAGAATGGTTACACGGTCAAGCGTGGAATGAACGACGTACTGGACGGCATACGGTACACGTCAACAGCACTTGGAAGAGGAGAACTGATGTTCGTTTCTGATTGCGTGAATACCATTCGGGAGTTCCATTCTTATATGTGGGATTTGAAGTCGACGGATGCCGGAGAGGATAGACCGCTGAAAGAGCATGACCACTGCATGGATGCGATGCGATATTTCACTTATACAATCATGAGACAAGAAAAAGTTAAAGTAAAGGGATTCAAAGAGGGAATCTAATGCATACAAAAAGACCATACGAATTACCAAAGCCAATCACGGCTGACCCGTCAATACTGAAGCACATCACGCCTCAGTTGATAGAAGGGTACATTAATAAGCATGAAAGCAAATTCAAGCGCTATGAATACCTTGAAAACCTTTACAAGGGGTTTCATGACGTCTACAGGCAGCCGGAAAAGGAAAACTGGAAGCCCGACAACAGACTGGCGGTTAATTTCCCCCGGTACATCACTGACACCTTCCTAGGATATGCCTACGGTGTGCCTATTAAGTGCACTGCACCGGAAGACTCAGAGGATGAACGACTGGCAGAATTCTACCGCAACAACGAAATGACCGACCACGATTCGGAAATGGCGAAAATGTGCTGCATCTATGGGCACGCTTGGGAGTTCTTTTATCAGGACGAAGAGACAAACACCAAAGTAGTTGCATACAACCCGAAAGACCTATTCTGCATTGTCGATGATACAGTACAGCGCCGGGCACTGATGATGATTCAGTACGGGCGGCACACGGTGGACGGCGTGAACAACGGTGTGCTTTACGGCATGGCAGCGACGGCAGACACGATTTATTACTTTGATAACGGAAAGTTAACCGGCGACAAAGAGAACCCATACGGCTTAATCCCTTGCGTTGAGTGGCGACTGAACGAGGAGCGCATCGGACTTTTTGAGGGCGTGGCTGGACTTGTGGAGACGTACAACAGGACACTGGGAGAGAAGGCAAATGATGTTGATGCGTTTGCGGAGGCTTATTTGGCTGTTATTGGGTCCGAGCTTGACGATGAGGACGTGTACCGCATCCGGGACAACCGAATCATCAATCTTTACGGCACAGATGATGCAAAGGATATCTTGGTTCAGTTCATGACCAAACCAACGGCAGACGGCACACAAGAAAATCTGCTGAACCGCCTTGAAAATCTGATATATCAGATTTCTATGGTTGCGAACATCTCAGACGAACAGTTCGGAAACGCAAGCTCCGGTGTAGCTTTGGCTTACAAGCTGCAGGCAATGAGCAATCTCGCCGTTACGTTCGACCGGAAGATTGAAAAGAGCCTTCGGAAGCGTTTCAAAATTTGGTCAAGCCTGTCAACCAACGTGGCTGACAGAGAGGTGTGGCGTGATATCGATATCAAGTTTACTCGGAATCTTCCGAAAAACCTGCAAGAGGAAGCACAGACCGCTTCACAGCTGGAAGGTATGGGAAGAGTTCGAATTCCTAGCGTACGGCACGGCATCGTGTGAAATCTGCAACGCCTTGAATAAAAAGCACTTCAAGATATCGGATTTTCAACCGGCGGAGAATGCGCCGCCTATGCATCCGAACTGTAGATGCCGGACGGCACCGTATGAGGATGAAGAAGAATATCAGAAATGGTTAGATTCATTCGAAAAGGAAGCAAGCGGAAAAAGTGCAGGCAATGGGGAGGACGGAAGCGGCACAATAACGAGAAGGGTAAAGAAGATTGACTTCTCAAACGTTAGTGCTATCATGAACTTGTTAACCCAATCAAAAGATTATTATCAAAACCTTCCGAATGAGTATGACGTCACCATTACGGCAACTGGAAATGTATATCTATCAAAGGGACTCCATGGAGGAGTGAAGCCGAAGATTGACGAGGATAGAACTGGCGCCTTCTCTTATCACAACCATCCACCGAAAGAAACGAACTTCTCATTTAGTGGAGAGGATGTTAGAGACTTTATAAAAAATAAAGAAGCCTTTATGATGGCATCTGATTACAAGTACCAGTACACCTTAAAGCGGCGCAAAGATACGAAAGACATAGACTACAAAAAAGTAATGGGTATGCATAATAATGCATACACAAAGGCGTTAGACAATCTAAAAAATCGTGGAGTAGAACAGGCGGATGTTGATACGGAAATATTTGATGAAATCATGAATATTTTATCCAAGGAGTTGAATTTAGATTATGAGCGTACACTACAAAGCAGATAAGAATCACCCAGATTATGAAGAATATGAAACAAAACTCGATATTTTGTTTAAACAAAATGCTAAAGAGCGAGAAGGGTTGCGGAAGGAAAAGGAGTACGACAAGAAGCTAAACGTTATTCATCGAAAGTTAATGAAAGAATGGCGAGAACTTTGCGACGAATATAAGCAAATATTCACAATACCGTATATGCCAGAGGATGAGGTGGAGACTAATAGCGAATCAAAAGCACTACAGAAATAGCCTTAAAACGCATTTAAACGCTCCATAACCGCTTTTAAATGTAATTATATCTATGAAGGAAAATCGCTCATTACAGGGCGATTTTTTATATACCCTTTTTCGGGTACGTCCAAGCATTCACGACATTAAACTGTATGGAATATCAAGCATTGCGATGTAAAACACATGGAGGAAATTATGGCAGAAGGAATGAACAATCAGAACACAAGCGCAAACACTGAACCGAATACCGAGCCGAACACTCAGACCGAGCCAACCGGCGGAGCGGACCCGGAAAAGAAGTATTCGGATGCAGACCTTGATAAAATCATCGGTCAGAAGTACGCAAAATGGAGCGAAAAAACCGATAAAGCTATCGAGGATGCCAAAGCGGAGGCGGTCAAGCTGGCAAAAATGAACGCAGAGCAGAAAGCCGCCTATGAATCAGAGCAGAAGGACCGCAAAATTGCGGAAATGGAAGCACAGCTGCAGAAAATCGCACTGGGCAAGGTTGCCGGTGAGATTCTTAAGGAGCAGGGCATGGATGCTACACAGGATATTCTGGACATGGTCGTAGGCACAACCGCAGAGGACACAAAAACACAGGTGGAAGCGTTCGTGAAGCTGGTCAATGCGCAGGTGGAAATCCGGGAAAGACAGCGGGCGACAGGTACCACGCCGAAATCTTACACCGGAGCGGAACCACTGAGCGAAATTGAACAGCGGATTGCAAAGTACAGGAAGTAAAAGGAGTAATTTATGGCAGGTGAAAACAATAATCAGGCAGTAAGACGTTATACCAAGGAGTTTAAGGACCTTATGCAGGCGGTATTCCAGAGCCGAGCGTACTTTGGAGACTTTTTCGGCGGCGGAATCGAGGCACTGGACGGAATTCAGGAGAATCAGACCGCATTCAGCGTTAAGACTTCCGACATTCCGGTAGCGGTAGGTACTTACAACACCGAGGAGAACACCGCATTCGGAACCGGAACGGGAAAGTCCAACAGATTCGGCAATAGAACCGAGATTATCTATACCAATGCGGATGTTCCTTACAGCTGGGGCTGGAGCTTCCATGAAGGAATCGACCGGAACACGGTTAACAACGACTTCAACACGGCGGTGGCTGACCGTCTTGAGCTGCAGGCACAGGCAAAGACAAATCAGTTTAACACTCATCACGGTAAGTTCATTTCCGATAGCGCTGCTGAGACAATCGAGGCGGCAGCACTCACCGAGGAAGAGGTTGTAAAGGCATTCAACGCCCTTGCAAAGTACTTTGTGAACATTGGGGCGGTTGGTACCAAGGTAGCAAAGGTTACGCCGGATGTATGGAACATCATTGTTGATTCCAAGCTCATGACTACCTCTAAGGGTAGTTCTGTTAACGTGGACAACAACACCGTGAACACCTTCAAGGGTTTTCAGCTTGAGGTTATTCCGGATGCAATGTTCCAGAAGAACGAGTGTATTTACGCTTACATCACCGGAATCGGCAAGGCGTTCACCGGCATTCAGACGGCTAGAACCATCGAATCCGAGGATTTCGACGGTGTGGCACTGCAGGGCGCCGGAAAAGCTGGTGAGTACATTCTCCCGGCTAACAAGAAGGCGGTTGCAAAGGTTACAGCTACGGTAGCATAGGAGGTAAGTAATGGGTTATGTGGTTATTCATCGGTTCGCAGACACGCAGGATGTGACCGAAACGAAGAACGGTTCAATTCCGTACATTTATGAAATCGGTGACGAATTCCCACGAGCTGGAAAGCGTGTAAATAAGGGCAGAATTGAAGAGCTGGCGGGTTCGAAAAACAAGCCGGGGTTTCCGCTGATTGAGTACACCGAGGAGTGCAACACAAAAACCGTGAAAGGCAAAAGGACGAAGTAGTCAGAAAGGCACGACATGGAAGACTTGTTAGAATTGCTTAACATGCAGGATGCCGGAGACGAACAGAGGAAGAAGCTGCAAACCATTATGGATATCACAAGCGACAGATTGAAGGTAAAGCTGGGCACCGATGAGGTGCCCGCTCAGCTGTCCTACATCGTGACAGAGGTATCCATTATTCGATTCAACCGGATTGGTTCAGAGGGGCTTTCTTCCCATACCGTCGAGGGCGAATCACTCAATTTCAGCGGAGACGACTTCACGCCGTACGAAAGCGACATCCAAGCATGGATTGACGAAAACAAAAGCACGTCGAGAAGAGGGAGGATTCGGTTCATATGAGATTTGACAAAGAAGTGTACTTCTATACCGAAAAGTCGGATTACAACGCTAAGACGGGCGATTATGACCGTCTAGAGGTGTCTGAGGTGTCTAGAAGAGCTTCCGTCAACCAAACCGAAACCGCAATGATTCGGATGGTATACGACAGCATACCGCAGGAATCCTTAACGGTCCGGCTGCAAAACAAATATGAGAAGCCGTTCGACTATATTCGAATCGGAAAAAAGCTCTACAAGGTGGACAAGCGAATCGACTTATACACCAAACAAGCGTTTATTGTTTCGGAGGTACAGCATGGGCGTTGATATTAAATGGGAAGGTCTCGACAAGCTGCAGGACAACTTAGAAAAAGCCGCCACACTGGACGACATTAAACGAGTTGTACGGCACCAAGAAAAAACCTTGCTGGAGACAGCGCAAGAGCACGCCGTCAAAAAGTCAGCTGGCGGTGAATTTTACGGCGGTTATAGCGGAATTGAGCGGTCGCAGGGCGGAATTTATGACGACCTAAAGACGGACCTTTACCTAGAAGGTCTAGCTGTTGGCATTCAGTCGCTTAAGGACTATTCGGCTTGTGTCGAGTACGGAACAAGGCGGCAGCCACCGGAGCCGTTCATGGAGCCAACAGCACGAGAAGCGGGAGAGAAGTTTGTGAGAGATTTGAGGAAGTTGTTTAAATGATGGATGCACAGCAAAGCCTTTTTACAGGGTTGAAAATGAAGATTGAAGCACTCGGATTAAGCGTGTATGACGGTGGTATGCCTTCTGAGGATGCGCCATACCCTTTTGTGTATCTCGCAGATAACACGATGCGGGATATGATGGTTAAGGGAAGCGGAATCGGCACGGTATCGCAAAACATCCACGTATGGCAGAACGATTCGAAAAAGAGAGGCACGCTCTCACGGATTGCTGCAGAAGTGATGGAGGTTTGCCGGGAGTTCGAGGAGTACGGCGGCAATGGCTACACATTGCGGAGCTTGAGTCAGAAAATCATATCAGACAACAGCACGGCGGAACCATTAATGCACGCAATTATCGAGGCAGAATATTACTACAGCTAAAGAAGGAGAAGAATTATGGCAACAGCGATTGCAGGAAAGAAAATCATTTATCTTTACCGACTTCTTGAGGATGCATCGAAAGAAGCAGCAAAGCAGATTGCATTTGTAACCGAGAACGGCAGAACGAAGTCGAAGGATGCGGATTCTACAGCAACGAAGGACGGCACTATTCGAACCCCGGCAACAGCGGAGGTTGAAATCACGTGCACTTCCATTTTGGCAAAGGGTGACACAATGCTGGACAAGCTGGAATCTGCATTAGATAATGACAAACTGATTGAAGTATGGGAGGCGAACATGGATGAGCCGGTTGAAAGTAAGACAAACCAGTACAAGGGCACTTATTTTCAGGGGTATCTGACCGAAATTGAGAGAACAGCCAACGCCGAGGACATGGTCGAGGTATCTCTCACCTTTGGTATCAACGGAGCGGGCGCAAAGGGCAACGTTACCGTAACAGACACGCAGGCAGACATGGCTTCCTATGTATTCAAAGACACTACAGTAGGAGCATAAGGTTTAAGCGGGCGGGGGACGATTGTTCCCCGCTTTTGGTATATGGAGGATTAATATGTACGATATTGAAATCAACGGCACATCATACCCGGTTAAGTTTGGAATGAATTTCATTAGAGAGATGAATCAGAGGGTTACTGTTTCCATGGATGCATGGGGCGGCAAAGAAGAGAATGTTGGACTGAATTATTACATCGCAAGGCTGTTTGATGGAGACCTTGAGGCATTGCAGCAGATTCTTTTTGTGGCAAACAAAACCGAAACCCCAAAGCTCAACATTTCCATGCTTAATGATTGGTTCGAGGACGAGAACACCGATATTGACGAAGTGTTTAAGAAGGTGACCGATTTTTTATCAAATGCGAATTGTACGAAGAAGACGTACAGGGCAGTCACGAAGGCACTGAAAGAGCAGAACCAGAACTAAAGTCTATGACCTTTGAAAAGCTGATAGACAAAATCACGGAAGATTGCTTCAGGTTTTTCGGGTTTCGGAGTTTTGACGAAGTGGACCGGCTGACGTTCCCGGAATATGAGCTGCTATGTAAAGCTCACAAGTTGAGCACGGTGGATAAAGATATGTGGGTTCACAAGCTCGCCTATCTGAACTTCATGGCTAAGGCAAGCCGGAAGGCTGGAAAGACACGGACCAAACCGGTATATGAAACGTTCGACAAGTTCTACGACTATCAGAAGGAACTGGACAAGGTAGAGCGGGAATATGACACGGAGCGAAACGAAAGATTCCTTGCTATCAGCAGAAAAATGAAAGAAGAAAGGAGGGAAGAATGAGCAGTAGCGACTACATCGTAACCGCCGTCTTAATGGCAAAGGATAGGAATTTTCAAAGCACATTCGAAGCGGCAAACAAGACAACGCAAACTCTCGGGGGCAAGATTAAAAGCGGTCTCGGATTCGGGGCGCTCGCCGGAATCGGTGCAAAGGCGGTTGGCGTTGTGGGAAGCGGTCTAAAAAGTCTTGTGTCAGAGCTGGATAATACCAACAGTGCGTGGACGTCTTTTGCATCTAACATGAGAATGTCCAATATGGGCGACACGAAAATTAAGGAAACACAAAAGGACTTGCCGGCCTGTTTCTTTTACATTTGGAGCTGTCTTATTTGTTGTTAATGCGACAGCCCCATGATAACATTAAATGGAAATAAGTCAAATGGAGGAAACACATGGAAGTAGAAGTGAAGATGAAAAAGAAAACCGGAGAAACAGAGATTGTTAAATATGCATCTCAGCAGAATGATGGAGATAATAAAAGCTCTGATAGAGTTGAGTACTGCGATTGTCAACCTGGTAATTGCAATAATCGCAGTAAAGAACCATCAGAGCAAATCATAAAACCTTTAGAGGGGCGAAAGCTCCTCTGGGTTAGATAATATCATCCGTCATTCAGAATTGCAATGGTTAGTTTAATCATCAGCATTTTGAGTTTATGTGCCAACTTAGTTACATTGTGGGCGGTGCTCAAGTTGGTCAAAGAATCAGAAAAAAAGTAGAACCTGCAGAGGGGAACCAGTACGCTGCATTTTGGCAACTGGTTCCCGGAGTAAAAGGAAGGAGAAAATTATGGTAAGTGAAGCACAAAGCAAAGCACAGGTAAAGTACGACAAAGCAAACACAACACAGATCCGCATGAAGCTGAATCTGAAAACGGATGCGGATATTCTGGCAAAGCTGGAAAGCGTAGGAAACAAACAAGGATACATCAAAGCACTGATTCGAGCAGACATTGAAAAAGAATAGAGAATTTTAAACAGGGGAAGAAGTCAATCCGCCCCTGTTTTATGTATTGAAAAAAACTATCAAATGTGTGCCATAATGTGCCGGTGTGACAATTGTCACACCTCACCCCTCAAAATGCCACAAAATACCGCAAAAAAGAACACTGCGAAAAATGGTGAAACCTTTGAAGCCACTGGGATTCCCAATGATTTCAAGGGCTCTCTTTTTGTAGTGCGTAGAAAAGAGGGAGGAGAACCCACGTCCATGTGATACATAGAAAAGTATGATTCTAATCATATTATCCAAAACCTGCACATGCAATCTCATATGCCTAGAAAATTGAAGACAGTTCACGCTTTTTGACCGAAAATGCGGATTCAGCGTGAACGCAATTTGCCGTTTTTACATAATTCT